TGATTTATTTATGCGTAGATATTACGCATTAGAAGTTCTTAAAGAAGAAGAGAAGTTAGCTTTAATGGAAGCTATTTTTAATAAGTCAAGTATTGATACTTTATCTAATATTGCAGAAACATTTAAGGTAAAAAGACTTGCTATTGAAAAGTCTACACTTGATGGTATTCAGCAAATAAGAAATGATGCAGCAAAGAAAACTGAAAAGTTTAATCAAGATGAATTAGAAAAAGCAGAAAAAGCTCAAAAGGAACAAACTGATAAGGCTGTTTATTATACTAAAGAAAGAATTAAAGCAGTTGAAACAGAGGCAGATGCTTCTATAAGAGCCAATAGGGGAAATTATCTAGCTCAAAAACAAGCATTAGAAGAGGCTATAGTAAAATTGGGTGTATTTAGAATAGCTGGTATTGGCGGTGCAGAGGCAATGCTTAAATTAGATGAAGCGATAACTAGCACAAAAGCCAAACTTGAAGGATTGGTTGATCCGTTAGAAAATTTTAATAATAGCCTAACTAATATAATTAATGATACCTTACAAAATATGGCTATTGCTATAGGTGAAAGTTTGGGTAAAATGTTATCTGGTGGCGGAGGTGGTATTAAAGAATTAATGAATAATTTTTTAAGTATAATGGCTGATGGATTAATTCAAGTTGGTAAATTAGCAATTAGAACAGGTCTAGCAATTGAGGGTATTAAAGTTGCTTTAAAATCAATGAATCCTGTTTTAGCAATCGCAGCAGGTATTGCTTTAGTTGCTTTAGGAACTTATGTAAAAGGTAGATTATCAAAATCTGCTGATTCTATGGGTGGAACTAAAAAGTTTGCCAATGGTGGTATTATATCTGGTCCTACATTAGGATTAATGGGAGAATATCCAGGTGCTGCTAATAATCCTGAAGTTGTAGCTCCTTTAGATAAGCTTAAATCACTTATAGGTGGTGGAGGCGGAACTTTAGAAGCTAGAATAAGCGGTAACGACTTATTAATATTAATGAACAAAGCAGGTAGAACAAATAATAATACTTTCTAATGGCATTTATAAACCCAAAATACGAGATTATATTTGATGATGTATATTCTATTCCTGATGGAACAAACACCGTCTATAGGGCTCAGATTTACAAAGACGGCTATTCTAGTGCAACTATATATCCTTTAACTGCATCTAATAGTCCTTTTATCATAGAAACTATAGATACTGAGGGTAATGCTTACACACCAATACTAGCTACAAGAGCTACATTAAATATTGTAAAGAATGAATTTCAAAGCACTAATTATGCTGAGTTATTACAAGATTTCTTTACTGCTGATGATAATGACTATATGATAGTTGTTACGAAAGGAAGTTATAATGGTTCTTATACATGGGGTACTGTAATATGGAGAGGTTTTTTTATACCTGTAGATAGTGTGCAATTTTCGCCTGTGAACCTTAATAGTTTGTCTTTATCGTTTGTTGATGGTTTAGCTAGAACTAAAAATAAGAAATATTACTTTAGTTTAACAAATGGTATTGGCTATAATTCTGATGAACAAATAAGTTTAAAAGATTTGATTATTGAGTGTCTTTCTAAGACTGAATTATCATTAAATGTATGGATTAACGAATATTATAAAACAGCTAATGTAACTTCTAGGAATATAGAAAATATGTATTTAAAGAAGAATAGTTTAATGCAACAATATGGAGAATATTTAAACTATTATGACATATTAGAATATTTATGTAATAGGTTTGGGTGGGAATGTTTTTATAAGGAAGATAAGTGGTATTTAACTGCTTATGGTGCTATAACTAGACAATCTAGTATAGATTATTACGTTTATAATAATTTAGGAGTTTACCAATCTACACAAACAGTAGATAATACTATTTCTGTTAGTATAGATAGTACTAATAACTTTAAAGAAGTTAGTCAATCTTTAATGGTAACTTTTAATAGGGCACAAAAATCTTATAGCCAATTTAGTTCAATATATAATGTAAAACAACTAATATCTAATGGTTGGTTTTTATCATGGTCAAGTGTCAACAATGCTGATGCATGGATTGAAGCAGGTATGGTAGGCACTAAAGCTGATCCTACATTTGGAGGTTTATTAACTTCTGACACAACTACAAACTCTGGAGAAACAAATAGGTCTTTTAGGTCTGTTGGAAACTTAGTTAGAACTGGTGATTACTTAAATGTGGTATGGTCTGATTCCGCATTTGATTGTACTCAAAGATACTTTGTAAGGATTATATCTGAAGATGCTTCTACAACTTACTATTTAGATAATACTGGAACATTTACAACAACATCATATACTTTAGGAGCATTTCCTATTGGCTTCCCAAAGCAAGTTATAGTTCCTATAGATGGCACTATAACAGTAACTATACTTAGACCTTTAAGCACTGGTGCAAGTCCAGAATTACAAGTTGAATACTTTTTAATTCAAAATACTGGTCCTACATCTCAGATTTATGCGTATGATTCATATAGAGAAATTGGTAGCGTAAATTCTGAATTTAAACCAACAGAAACAGCTAATATTGCTTTAGGATTTATGTATAATGAAATCTTTAGAAATACTGATTCAAGCTCAAGAAATGCAAATAATCCTTTAGATGTAACTGCATCTTCTTATGTGGGTATGTACACAACTTTAAATAACGGTGGTTTTGCTAATCAATTTGGTAGAACAACATCAGGTAGTACAGAGTTATTTACTTTAGTTGCTCAAGATATTGGTATTGATCAGGTACAGACTCAAACTGTTATAGAAGGTCAATTTAAAAGCATAGGTTATTGGTTAAATAGTAAGTTCACTTATTCTTATGATGGAGTTAATACTTATACATACTTGTTAAAATCGTTTAAATGGGATTTAAAACAAGCAATACAAGAATCAGTACTTAAAAAGATTAATTATAGCGGAACAACAATAGATATAGATATATTCAAAAACTTAAATACTAGGAAATAATGGCATCAGTAATAAACGGAACTAACATAGTATTATATAAATACGATTCAAATAAACAATATTATTTCAATGGTTCTATTAGTCAAGGAATAACCGTAAATGGTTTTGCTTGTAAAGAATTAAGTACTGAAGATATAGTTGGAACTTCTACTAACTTTAATAAGACAGGAGCAGGAGTAATAGCTTCTTTTATAACAGATGCTAATGATCCAGGCATTACTGAGATTACTGCTGGTACATGGAGTATATCTGCTTATTATTCTATAGCAACTGCCTTTGCAGGAGCTAAAGTACAATATAAGTTATACAAATATGTAGGTTCAACAGCTACCTTGTTAGCTACTTCAGATGAAACTACACTAACATCTCTTAGTAAGATTATATATAATACTAATATGACAGTAACTACTACTGTTTTAGGAATTACAGATAGGATCATTATAGAGGTAGTTTACTTAGGTACTACTACTAATGAGATTACCTTATATACACAGTCAACTAATCCTGGCATAACTACAACTAATATTTCTTTAGGTGTTCCGTTTGGTGCATCTACTAATTGTACTTTTAGTACAAGTGTGGACCAAGTAGAGGTAACAACTACTAATAGTTATTCTTATAAAGAGTTCTTAGGCTCTCAAATAAGCTGGAATATATCTGCTGATGGTTTTATAGCTCTTAATGATTATTCTTACTTATTCTTGCTTAATAAGCTACAAACTAAGGAACAAATAATAGTTAAATTTCAAATAGATAATGATAATGGCAATGGTACAGGTGCTTTAGGTTATAGCATCTTTACAGGTAATGCTAATATTGTTAATTTAGATATGAGTGGTCCTGTTGAAGGTGCATCTACTTATAGTGTGTCTTTACAAGGTACAGGTCCTTATACAGTATCAGGAACACAAGTTACACCTACAGGCGTAGTAATAGAAAGCTCAAACGTTGTTATGTACCAATATATTGCTAGTGGAGGTGAAACTACTGTAACATTTGCAGGTGCAATTAGTTCAACTTGTTTAACAGTTACAAGAGGTGGTTTAGAGGTTAGAACTATATTAACGTCAGGTGCTCCTACAGGTGAGAATGTGACGTTTAACTCATCTACAGGAGTTCTTACCTTTGCAAGAGCATTAGAGGCAGATGAGTTTGTTAGAGCAATTTTCAAATAGTTAAAATAGATATAAATGAGTTCACAATTACAAGTAACAGGAGAAGCAAAGATTAGGGATATACAAGGACCAGTAGTGGCTAATAGTGGTGTAATAACCGCTTTAGATGGTGCTGCTTCTCAATATGTAAGAGGAGATGGTACATTAGCTGACTTTCCTACATCATCAGGTGGTGGTAGTTCAGTTTCTTATTATCTTAACTCAAGTGTAAGTCAAGGTACAATCGGAGGGGTTGATTATAGACAATTAGGCAAAACACCTATTGCTGGTGCTGGAACTGATATTGTTATATCTTCAAATGGATATGTAGCGAGTTACTTAACCGATGCTAATGACCCAGCTTTATTAGAAGTACCAGCTGGTAACTTTAATTGTGAGTT